TTTTGGACTCTGTGCGACCTTTATATCGCCTTGTTTTTGTGTGGGATAATCTTGTGCTTCTTCAACTGTGATTAATCCCTTGATCGCATCAGGAAATGCATCCCTGAGAGCAAAACCTCTTGCCCTAAGTTGTAACATCCTGGATGGATATTGTTGCCAAGGTCCTCTCTTGGAAGTAAGACCAGCTCGTTTGGCATCATCATAAGAAAAAGAAGATTGAGTTTCCTCGATGTCACCACCTTTTATTTTTCTTTTAATGGTACAAACTGCTTTGTCTTCTTCTTCGATGTACTCTTCCTTCATTCCACCCCAATCAGGATGAGCTTTACAAACTGCAATCATAGCATCACCCCATAAAGAAGGTCTGCCATTTATAACTGCAATGTTTTGAAGGGATTGCATTGGAGCTAGTCCAATTTCATATCCCCATTGTATAGCAACCAGAATGTCATTTGGTTTACCTTTAAATTGATCAGGAATATTACTTGATACAGATAGAAACTTGGAGAACTCCATAGCTTCTGTCATATTCGTTGGATTTAGTGTTGGTAAACTATTCATTATTCTTCCTTTCAATCTTAAATCTTCTATGCCAACTCGCTGGTTTCGCTTGCATAATTTTTTCAGGTTGTGCTTTTCTTTTCACAATTTTATTTAAGATACGATACTCACCTATCTCAGCTACTTCAGCATCATGCTCTTCCAAAACCAACTTCAATGCTTCTTCACATTCATCCATTGTTTTTGTCCAAGCTTCTCTTTCAGACTTAGCCTTCATCCAATCCATGCCAATTTGTATTACTTCATTCTTGGTCTTGAGATGATCCAGGTTTATGGTGTAAGGTTTTTCACCATTATCAAGAGGTGGGTAAGGTTCATCCTTTTTAACCTTTTCCCAAAACTCTTTCACCTTATCTTTGATAATAGAAAATAATTCTTTATCAGCTTTAAAAGGTGTAAGAGTTAATCTTTGAGACTTGCCAAAGACGGCTATGATACCCCACTTAAAATCTGAACACATTAGTTGTGTCTGAAGTTGTATGATCTGATCATGTCTTGGAAAATCATCCAGGACACTTGTCTTAATTTCTAATGCACCAAGTCCAGTTAGTTCCATATGACCTCTCGTCTTTGGGTCTTGAACCAGCATTGATCCATCAATTTGTAAAATAGCATCAAGTGACGCACAAATTTTGTAGTCATCCAGGCGATATCCCTGGTCAACTTTGGCTAGTCTTATATCAGCTTTACCATCTGCCATAACTTGAAGTTCATCTCTCGCCCATTCAGTTACACCAGCTTCTAAATAGTTTCCTCTTTTCTTGGCATCTTTTCCGAAGTCACTTTCAATAGTTGGTATACCTTGTTGAGCATGAATTGTTTTTAATCTCTCTCGTTCATTGGTAGAAAATTTGGTCTGACCTAAAACAAGAGCTGGAACTCTTGATGCTCCAATTTCAAATCGATCATCTGAGAATTTAGCCATTATAAACCCCCAAAATAAAAGTTGTAACATCTGTCATTGATCAGGCATACTATATGTAGTATGTAGTATATAGATACCATCGTTAAAACTGTGCCAATGGCATAGCCTAATAGTTTAAAAACTATTATAAGTTCTAGAGGTATATGACGAATTCGTAGGAAATTCAGTGTGCCAAAATATATATTATACGACAAACTTTTAACAGTATTCTTCATATTACCCATAAGTGTTTGATATACAATCATAGTTATACTCCTTAATAAATTGTTTGATTGTGTACTCACCTTAGAAGGACATGACAAAACACCCCCCATATGTAGTAATTTTAAATTAAGACGATTGTTTTTATTGAATTTATTATTCATTATCTCAGACCATGTACACCATAAAGGATATCAAAGTTACTTCTTGATTTTATCTTAAATCCACACATTGTTAAAACATTTTGTGCCTGAAGAACACGCTCTAACATGGGAAGCTTTGAGTTCCTGGATATTGATCTAATCTCTCTTGCAACTGATGCCAGTTCCTGAGATGCAATTTGCATCGTCTTGCGATCCATAAGTGGAATAGTTAATCGGCAAGCCGTCTTATGACCACGATAAATTAAATAGTTCTCATGATTTAAAATCGACTTGGCCACTTGTTCTTTTTGTGGACCAGTTAAAGTCGGAAGTAAGCTCTCAAGATTACCACCAGTAAAATTTTTTTTACCACCAGCTTGCTTGATCCTATGCTTGATAATTTTACCGAGCTTCTTCATGACTTCTCCTCTAAGTTTATAATATTAGATTTATTTTTGTTTTCTATGTCATCTGACTTAACGCTATCATCAGTAATGAATGTAAAATCAGTTTCCACTAATTCAGCCATCCTGGTGAGGTCATTCCATTTACCTTTGGTTACATCTTTAGCTAATATTTTTCTTGCTTCGACATAATTTACTGAAGCATCAAATAAAGATTGTGATGCTTGTATACCCACACGATTGGGAGTTCTCTCTACTATGATCCAGCCTTCTTGTTCGCACTCATCGACCATAAGAGAAATAGCTTGCCTGGTGGCTCGAAGTTCATCTGCAATATGAGATATAGTGTAAAACTCATTTACACATTGAGCGTAAACACAAATTCTAGCAAACACATTACGAAGAGGGGTTGAATTAAAATATCTTTGGATTTTTGTTTGCATACGATCTTGTCTTGCTTGATAAATTTTTACCTCAAGATCAGCTAAAATTTTAACCATTTCTTTAAGGATTATTTCTTTTAATTTATTTTTCATTTGATCCCTCCAATCTTTTGATAACATTACGAACTGTTGAAGCGTGCCAATCCCCACCTCTTGCCGTAGTTGTTCCAATTTGATTTAAGTTGATTGCAATCTCACGATAACTCATGCCACTTTTTTGTAAGGCAAGTATGGTAGGTGCAACGATCTGAGCAAAGCCATCTGATTGAGCTTTAACGACTTCACCAGCTCTTGCTCTTGCTTTATCCATATGCTCATGGATACCCAGCTTGGTGACATTGCGACCTTCTCTACTCTTGTAAATGCCCTTCTCTTTTAACTCATTTTTAATACGAGCTAATCCTGATTTAGTTCTTTCAGATATTTTTTCTCTTTCAAATTCTGCAAACATAACCTTCATTGAGAAACGCTCATAGCTTTCTGATATTGAAGGATCATTACACACGATAAGTTTGACCTTACCTTTATCTAAAACTTCTTTAAAAAATTTAAGTGTATGCCATTGTGTCCTGGAGAAACGATCCAGGTCAGCTACGATGATAGACCCTTTAGAAGATTTAGCCGTATTGATACACTCAGCCAGTTTAGGTCTTTTTTCAGGTGCTATTGTTCCTGAGATGCCCTCTTCTACAAACCAAATAATCTGATGATCACCCCCATTGAGCCAGGTTTTGATCTCTAGTTTTTGTCTTTCAACATCTTGGTCATCTGTTGAGACACGAACATAAGCACAGTAAATACCATTATGCTCTTGTCCTGATGTATTAACTACTCTCATGAGTTTGCTCCCCTTAAAATAGTTATGTGTCTTGAAATATAATTATCTAATCTTTTTAAATTTGGTGACCAAACAAGTGTCACAAACTCCAATGGTATGTCTAGCTTCCTAACTAAAGACCATCCTTTTGGATGTCTGTTTTCTTTGACTAAAACATAACCAAGGTTCTCTAGTTCTTCAGACAAATGATACCCTTTACGATATTTAGCAATTTGTCCTTTGATGATGTACTCCATTAGCTTGCTCCCTTAAGTATTGATTTATGTCTTTTCTCAAAACATTTAGCGATTTTGTAAATGTACTCACCACCTTTTCTGATGTAGGTATCTTCCTCATCATCGTGATAATAATTATCTTCAAGATAATCTATACTAGCTCTATTCATCATATCTTTATAGAACTCAACAAAGACATCGACATCAACCATAGTTGATGCTGTTACCTTTTTGATACCTTTACAAAACTTTACATATCTATCGTTAAGGTCACCTTCAAAAGGCTGGTCAGCCTGGACAACTTCACCAAAATGTATGACCTCGTCTACAAGATATTTTGTTTTTGAAAACTTAACTCCTAGTCTTACTTTCTCCATTTGTTCCCCCTATGTTTCATTACTGTTCTATATACATATAGCAGATTGATATCTAAAATACAAGACCTAGAGGTAAAAAAAGTTTTGAATAGGATTTGCTT